GGACATCTTCAACCACACCGTGTTCATGCTGGCCGAGGACGAGGCGTTGAAGACCTACCTCACCGGCATCACCGTCCCCGGTCGCGATGCTCAGGCCCCCGAAGAGAAGGTCGGCGTGTGGTTCCGTTGGCCGACTGGTGAGCGGCAGTTGAAGTACCCGTTCATCACCATCGACTCGATCACTGCCGAACCGGCGTATGAGTTGTTCCACTCCAACCACCAGGAGCCGACCCAGGGCTACTACCAGCCCTCCGTCGCCAGGACCTTGCCCCCGCCATCGGCAGGGTGGGGCGTGATGGACTACTCGATCGTCAACCACTTGCCGTTCCGGCTGGTGTACCAGGTGACCGTGTTCACCCGTCACAACCTTCACGACCGCTACCTGCGCTCGATCTTCGCCACCGACGTGTTCCCGCAGCGACCCTTCTGGATCGCCTGCGATGTCGATGGCACCTGGCGGCGCACCGAGGTTGTCGGCTATGCCGCCAACGATCAAGCCGAGACATCGGAATCGGGCACCAAGCGCATCTTCCGCAAGGTGTACACGATCTCGATGCTCGCAGAAGTCCCACAAGTGCGTCTCGTTGACGCCGAGTTCTACAAAGTCTTCCGAGTCTTCCTGTCCGTCAAGGACCGTGACGACTGGGATCAGGAGTTGTTCCACCTGGCCCATGAGGGCCAGGAGGTTCCTACTCCAGCGAAATTGTGATACTGCCGCCTGGCACGGAAACCTAAATCGTCGCACTCCATCGGAACCCACGTTCAACCATCGCGAGGAGCGACACCATGCCATTGACCTACCGCCGACCAGGCGTGTACTTGGAAGAGAGTCTGTTGGTCAACCCCTCAGACGTTGCAGGCACCGTTACGGCTGCCTGCTTCGTCGGAGTGACCCAAAAAGGGCCGACCAACGAACCCATCCTGTGCGAATCCTGGTCCGACTTCGTGACCCTGTTCGGCAACTTTGACCCGATCACGGTGCCCACAGGGCCGACCGCCCTCTCATACCTGCCTTTCAGCGTCTACTCGTTCTTCCAGAACGGCGGGCGCTTCGCCTGGATCATCCGCTCGGCACCGACTGCTCCGGCAGACCGGGGTACCTCGGCCACGATCACCGTCAACGATGTCTCTCCGGCCAAGTGCTTCGACCTCATCGCCCAGTCGGCAGGCACGTGGGGCAACACCTTGCAGTACGCGCTGACGGTCCAGTCCACGGTGGGCATTGCTCCCAACGACGCCAACGTGTTCGCCCTGCAGGTGCTGATGATGAACTCCGAGGGCATCTACGAGATCGTGGAGACGTTCTCGTCGCTGTCGATGAACGGCTCGATACCGGGAACCCGCAAGGTGGACTCGGTGCTCAACGACTCCGTGGCCGGATCGCAGTATCTGATCTGCGCCAACGTTGATGCCACCAAGCTCAAGCCAGTGGCGACCGCCTCGCCGCGGTCACTGGTCGGCGGTATCGATCCCAAGTTGCCGGATGCGGCGGCGATGATGGCCTCGGCACAGAACGTCAGCAAGCTGGAAGGGCCGATCAGCCTCAACATCTGCTCGTACCTCACCGACTCGTCCAAGGCCGACTCCGTTGACGTGGGCACGGTGTTCATCGGGGCGACGGTCCCCTCGTCAGCGTTTGCTGACCGCCAGGACATCTTCATCGTCAACGACAGCGCCCCGCCACGTGCCCCAGGAACGTCCTCGTCGTCCTACAAGACCTCACTGCAGAGTTCGCTCGGGGCCAACCCTGGCGACAGCTACAGCGCCTCGTACACGCCGTGGATCATCATTCCGCACCCTTCTCGGGTGGGTACCACGGTCAGCGTGCCGCCTGGCGGCGCGGTGATGGGCATGATGGCCCGAGTCGATGCCACGATCGGCGTGTTCCGTGCTCCGGCTGGCGTGATCGCAGGCCTGTCCAACGCAGTCGGCGTGCAGTCCAAGTTCACCGACACCGAGCTTGGCGATCTCAACGCCACCAACATCAACGTCATCCGCTCGGTGGTCGGCGCTGGCATCTGCGTGATGGGTGGCCGGACTCGCAAGAGCTACGGCACCGACCGCTACATCAGCGCTCGACGGACGCTCATCTTCGTCAAGGAGGTGACCCGTCGCTCGACGCAGTTCGCCGTATTCGAGAACAACGACCAGCGGCTGTGGTCCTCGCTGCGCATGGCTGCCGACCGTATCCTGCGCCCGCTGTGGGAGGCAGGTGGCCTTCGTGGCCCCAACGCCGCCTCGGCGTACTACATCCGCTGCGATGACTCGATCAACACCCCTGCGGTCATCGCCTCCGGTGAGGTCCACATGGAACTCGGCGTGGCGCTGGAGTACCCAGCGGAATTCGTCATCATCCGCATCACCCAATTCGACCAAGGGTCGTACTCGACCGAAGTCGTACCGTCAGCCTGATCCCAAGGAGGTATCACAATGTCAACATCACCATCCCTTGCGGATCGCACTCGGCTCCGTGCCGATCCAGTCCGCAACTTCAAGTTCCAGGTGCAGTTGTTCCACTCGGACGCCACGCTCTCGCGCATGCTCGGAGAGATGGGCTTCATGTCGGTGGAAGGCATCGCCATGAACACCGACATGGTTCCGTACCGTGAAGGCGGCTGGAACACCAACCCGCACAAGCTCCCAGGGCAGACGGACTTCGCTCCGCTGACCATGAGCGCCGGGGTCTTCGCCACCAAGCCTGGCATGTGGAACCTGGCCAAGCAGATGTTCTCTGTCCAGTGGGGCCAGGGGACCATCAGCATGGGCGAAGAGTTCCGCTACGACATGGCCGTGCGCGTCCTCGACCACCCCGTGACCGATGGTCCTGCCTCTGGCTCTACGAGAGATACCAGCGGCTCGATCATGGCCTTCGCCTTCTACAACTGCTGGACGGCGAGCATCGGCTTCAACAACCTCAGCGCTCAGGACAACGCCATCCTCATCCACCAGATGACGGTCCACCACGAAGGCTTCGACGTGTTCTTCGGAACGCAGGACGCTCAGAACCTCCGTCACGGACTGCAAACCAACCCAGCCATCCGGGTCTCCTGATACCCCGGTAAGGAGCACACATCGTGACCGACGTATTCGCGTCTGAACAACAACACAGTGACAAGCAAGCGGAGATTCGCGCAGCCAAGGAAGCCATCGCAGGGCCGGTGCCGCTGATCAGCGACACCCCCTTGACCACTCTGCAACTGCCTCGGGGCCTGTTCCAACGAGGCAGTTGGCAGAAGGAAGCGGAAGTACGCGAGTTGAACGGGACCGACGAGGAAGCCCTCGCCAAGACCTCCGATCAACTTGCCTTCTTCGCTTCGGTGATCGCCCACGGCGTGGTGCGGATCGGTGAGGTGGACTTCACCTCGGTGCCGATTGCCGAGCGCAAGTTCTACCTGGGAGAACTTCTGCTCGGGGAGCGTGAGCAACTGTTCATGAAGGTGGTGCAGGTGTCGTTCGGGGACCAGAAGGTCCTCCCCTTCACTTGCACCCAGTGCGCCACCGAGCAGGAATTCACGCTGATCATCTCCCAGGACTTCAAGCCCAGGGAGGTGGAGGACACCGACATCATGCAGTATCACACCAAGCACGGCGACGTGCTCGATGTGCGTGCTGCAGTCGGTGCCGATCAAGAAGAGGCCCTCGGCAAGAAGGGGGCCTCGACAGCGGAGCAGAACACCGTGCTGCTCTCACGGTGCATCACCAAGCGCAACGGCGAACTGATCCCCGACCCGCTCGGCTATGCCCGAGCGATGGGCATCAAGGACCGTCTGTCGCTACTGGAGAAGCTGGTCGAGCGCCAGCCATCCATCAGCCTCGACCTGAAAACGACCTGTGTCTCGTGTGGCAGCGAACAGCGAATCGTTCTGGGTTGGGGGGACCTCTTTCGTCCCTAACGACCAAGCCCTGTACATCGATTACGACGTGATCGCTGCCAACTACCCCGGATGGAACCTGAGTGAGATACGAGCGATGACGTTGCGACAACGTGACTTCTGGTTGCGGATGATCAAGTGGAAGAAGGCGCGCTATGCCTGACGAACCTGATGCCACTGGTGCGCGCAACTACTCGACCGCTGCTGGCGCTGATCTGAAAGTCCCACACCTGGAAGCGGCCAAGGCCGGGATCGATGCGATGAACGCCTCGCTGGCGGGCCTCGCCGCGGCGCTCAGCAAGTTCTCGACCAATCCGTTCATGGCCAGCGGTGCCGACCGCATCCTCAAGAACATTGCTGAGCAGGCGTCCAAGACCACCCAGGCCGTCAACTCCACATCCGCAGCCCTCGGCAGCATGAGCGGTGGCGGTGGCGGTGGTGCCCCTTCCGCAACGGCTCCTGCAGGGTCCGGCTGGACTGCCACTGCCGGTTCGCAGGCCTCTGCCGCAATAGCGCAGGTGCGCCCAGGCGGGCTGGAAGGTGGTCAGTATCTCGGTAGCGGCACCGACACGGCGGCAGCTATTGCGTTGGCCCCGATGCGCTTCTTGCGGGAGCGGATGACGACCAACCGCAACACGGCTCTGTCGGCATCGCTCAGCTTGGGCATGGCCTCGCAGCAACAGGGCGCTGGCATCGGCTCGATGCTGTCCACGATGAGCCGCTTTCCCGGCAACGTCATGGGTACCCCTGATGAACTGCTCAGCCTGTTCGGTGCCGCCCCGGCGCTCGGCGCTTCGTACAACTTCGGAGGCAAGGCTGGCGGCCAAGGTGTGCGCGCCGCAGGTCTGTTCGCTGGTGTGCGTGAAGCGCAGATGCTCAACCCTGGAGCCAACGTCGCTGACCTGACTTCGACCATAGGCGGGTATGCCGCGAACACGCGGTCCCAGCAGCAGAGCGCCTATCTGACGGGTGGGGCGATGGGCATGATCAAGCCCGGTGGTGGTCAGAAGAGCTTGAGCGAGTGGGCCGAGTCGGTGCTGCGTTGGTTGGAGGGCCTGCGCGGCGGTGCTGATCGCGGCAAGCCGTTTGACTACGGGCAGTTGATGAGTCAGTACTTCCCCGGCTCCAACATCGACGCTTGGTTCGACGCCAACGGTGTGCCGCAGAACATGCGTGACTACTGGTGGACGTACTCCCTCAGCAAGGCCAACAAGAGCGGCAGCACTGGCGGCGGGGCGATGAAGATCACGCCGGACAGCAAGAACCTCGCTCAGAACCGCCTGCAATCGACCACCGAGTTGACTCGCACCGAGTTCGGCCTGGCCGGTTCGATGATGGGTGCCTACCAGAACCGTGAGGATGCCAACCGCTGGTTCAACCAGATGTTCGGGCAGATGCAGACCACGCTGATACCGGCGTTTGCCAAGAGCCTCGGTGCGTTCATCCAGTTCCTTCCCGACACGATCGAAGAGATGCTGGCCAAGGCCACCGAGATGGGTGTCGGTGGCATCTTCG